AAAGTTGTCAAGGGGTGCGCGAAAAAATTTATAACATACTTTACGATGGAGGCGATTTTACGCTCAAAATCGTAAAATTCCTATCAAAAAAAGTTCGGCTGCAGCCCCCTCTACAGCCCCCTCTACCGGGCCCAGGCACCGGCCACCAGCCCCCTCCACCGGACCCACAGCCATCTACGGGGCCACACCCCATCTACCAGCCCCTCCACAGTCCAGGCACAGGCCCACAGCCCCTCCACAGGAGCCCAGGCACAGTCCCTGCACCGGACCCGGTACCGGACCCTACAGTCCAGGCACAGGCCCACAGCCCTCTACGGGCCTGTACGGGCCTGCACACCCCCTCTACGGGCCTCCACAGCCCTCTACGGCCCCTACAGCCCTCTACGCGCCTCTACGGGCCTCCACAGCCCCTCCACCGGAGCCCAGGCACACCCCTCTACAGCCCCTCCACGGACCTGCCCACAGTCCAGGCACGCCCCCTCCACATCCCCTGTACACGCGAGCGCGCATATATACGCGCGTGTACGCGTGTGCGTGTGTACGCGTGCGCATATATATGTGTGTGCGCGCCTGTACGGGCATATATATGTGGGCGAGGGTATGCGCGGGCATATATACGGGCGAGGGTATGCGGGGGCATATATACGGGCGAGGGTATGCGTGTGTACGTACGTGTACGCGCGTGTGCGCGTATGCGTGCGCGGGTGTGTACGCGTATATATGTGGGTGCGCATATATATACGCGGGCGAGGGTATGCGCGGGCGGGTGTGTGCCTGGGCGGGGACCCGCGAGGGGGAGGGCGCAGGCCCCCGGCGGAGCCCGTGGCGGGTCCCCCCTTCTCTCACACCAACCCTATATCCCCGTATTGTCAACCCCATGCCCACTTTTTTGCGTCCGCCAGCGCACAGATTCTATGCGTTATCACGACCTAAGCATCTCAAAATCCCGGAAAAACGCTCTGTTTTTGGCGTTCGCCGGGACACATTATTGGTCGTGATAATGGATGCGATTATTCTGCTTGTGGCATGGTTATGTGGCTTGTGGTACGATTGCGTCATGAACAAGTTGATTGTGCATCCGAAGTGGTTTGACAGGATTATTCCTGTTACGTCGGCTCCTTCGTTGGAGTTGAGTGATTTATGGATAAGAACGAAGGATGCCCGCAGGGTTCCGTTTGTTCCGAACCCTGTGCAGTCTGCTTACATGTCTCATATAGGTTGGGACGAGATGGGTTTGTCGTCGCTGCGTGGTCGTCGTGACATGGTGTTGAAGGCTCGCCAGCAGGGTTTCAGTACGATGATATTGGCCTTTGCTTATTTGTATTGCGCGACGCAGCCTAACACGTATGGGATGATTGTTGCTCATGAGGCTGAGGCGACGAAGCGTTTGTTTGACATCATTAAGCGTTACCATGACAATCTGCCCTCTGAGCTGCGTCCTGAGACGAAGTACAACACCCGTACCGAGTTGTACTTCAAGGGTTTGGACAGTACGTTAACGGTAGCGACTGCTGGTTCAGACAATATTGGTCATGGCGCCACTCTGCAGTTCCTGCACATGTCGGAGTGGTCTCGTTGGCCCAGTTTGGAGCCGATGGTTGGTTTGATGGAGGCATTGTCTCCCCATGGCTATGGCGTAATTGAGAGCACTGCCAACGGCATCAACCACATGTATGACGAGTGGCAGGCTATCAAGCGTGGCGAATCGAAGTGGTGTGGTTATTTCAGTCCGTGGTTTGCCCATCCGGACTACAGGTCTGACGCGTCAGATTTTGTTCCTGATGCTGAAGAAGAGCGTTTGGCTGCTGACTTTGGTTTGACCTTGGGCCAGTTGGCATGGCGCAGGGACAAGATATGGGAGATGCGTCAGCAGGGCGGCTCTGAGCGTTTCATGGAGCAGTATCCTGCTACGGACGCGGAGGCGTTCATCAGTTCTGCGGAGTCCCATGTATATCCAGTTGAGTATCTGCGGGAGATTTTGGGCTCCGCTTTGTCTTGTAAGCCGATTATCACCTTCAAGCCCGGCGATGTATTAAGTGGTACGATGGATGTATGGGAGGAGCCTCAGGACGGCGAGTTGTATGTTATTGGCGCGGATGTTGCGGAGGGCCGCGCTTCCGACGGTGGTTCACATGATTACAGCACCTTTGAAGTTTTCAATGTGAGGACTGGGGCTCAGGCTGCGTCCTATTACGGGAGGCCTGACACGGACGCATATGGGAATGACATCGCTTTGGTGAGTGGTGAGTACAACGACGCAATAGTCAGGATAGAGCGTAATGGCCCGGGCCTTGCTGTGATCAATGTGTTGTCCAAGTTGGGCGTGCGGATGTACCAGCATCGTGTTGCGTCCCGTGGTTATACTCCTTTGGAGCAGACAGTAGATGGTTGGCCTGCGACGCGTCAGACGAAGGATGTGCGTGATGCTTGTCTTCAGTCTGCTCTTCAGGATGCTGCTGCAGGCATTGGCGATATACAGTTACGTTCTCCCCGATGCATAGAGCAGTTGATGCGTTACGTGCACTTGGGCAGTGGTCGCAAGGGTGGCGAGAATGGCGCGCACGATGATCATAATACAAGTGTTGGCCTTGCGTGGGCAGAGAGGATGGATCAGCTTCCGAACCTGAGATCAAAGAGGGTTGGGCATCATGTCAAAAGACGCAAAATCAGTGGCCGTATTGTAAAGAGGTCCTGAGTTGCCGAAGACATTTGATGACAGGAATATGTGCAGATGTATACGCATTGGAGTGTACGTCAACACATATGAGTTTGAGGCGATACTGAACAGCGCAGGCAAGTCGAACAGTCTGAGTGATTACCTTCGCAGGATAATCATTGAAACGATAGAGAAGGCAGAAGAGCCCGAATGCACAACTCACCAGTAGGCGACGAAGTTCTTGCGGAACAGATCTGTTCGCTGCGCCTCGCGCAGCTGCAGACTGCTGTTGATGCCCACTCAGAACGTCAGGAGCACTTGGAGTACCTTGCCAACCTAGTGCAGATGCAGGCGTCTCCCGGAGGCATGGATCCTGACGAGTACGGATGCAATCTGGAAGACCCTGTCATATTCGAGAATATTATCAGCCTGAGCTCCATGCTGCAGCAGGCCAGATCAAAGCCGCCGTTCTGGCTTCTGAAGCCTGAGCGTGAAGAGGACGCAGAGGTTGTAGCAAGGATCGAGCGTTATGTAAATGCAAGGGCAGAAGAGGACGGCCTTGCGCATCACCTTGCAGACATAGACTTCATGGCCCTGAGGGACCCTTGGGCAATATCTTTTCTGAGCAGAGAACAGATTGAGGCTGAAGAGCATGTTGCCGTATGGCAGTACCCCGACGGAACGCAGCTGTCGGAAGAGGAGCTGCCTGACGGCGACCCTGGAGAAGCAAGAAAAGTCCTGATATCAGCGCCTGTTGTTATGCGCGACCACATCAAGTTCACGGCCGTGCCGCTTGCAGACTTCTTCATGTGGCCGCCGGACGCTCCATCAGTCAACGATGCCGTCTTTGTATGCCACAGGTTCAGAACAACCAGAGAGCAGATCCTTGCCGACTATGAGTCTCTCGGATACGATGAAGATGCCGTTCTTGAGCTTGTAGGCGGATCCGGATCAGGAGAGTATCAGGACCAGTACTACAGGAATACTGCAAGGCTCAACATGATCGAGGACACTGAGTACATTGTGCTCTACAACGTATTCGGAAAGCTGCCGATCATACAGGACGAAACGCTCAAGCCGGACAAGTTCATAAAGGAGAATATCAGCAGGGACTACCATTGGGTGCTGTGCCCATCCAAGAACGCATGCTTGAAATTTGTGGAATCGCCATACGGAAACATACGGCCTTTTGTAAGGCACGCCATCCATCCACAGAGCGGAATGTCGCTGGCCATGATGCTGGAGCAGATAGCGGCTGAGATGACGTCCAATCTGCGGTTCTCCGTAGACATGATGAACCTGCAGGTTGCCACGCCATTGTTTATGCAGGAAGAAGACCTCAGAGACGGGATGGAAGGCAAACAGCTCTTTAAGGGAGCAATCATCCCATACAGGCGTCAGGTGCCAGTGCCTCTTACACTCCCGCAGACGTGGCAGGGCGCGCTCAGCATGCAGCAGTATATGGAGGGCAGAGCAAAGTCTCTGGCTTCTGCGCAGGGATATCAGGACCTGAGCGACAAAGTGCGGAAGGCAACAGAGATAGACGCGATGTCCTCTGCTGTCGCAATGAAGTTCGACCTCTTCCTCAACAACCTGCAGAGGTCCATGGTTGAGCTGGGCGCAATGTATTTTGCCATGCTGAAGGAGATTGGCGACGGAGAAGTTGTAGTTTCGAACCAGAACGTGCAGGTGACGTCTGAAGACCTGCAGAAGGAGATAAGGATACTCCCATACGCAAACTCAGACAACTACAACCCGACGCTCCGCATGCAGAAATATCAACAGCTGCTCCAGATGATAAGAAGCTCCCCGCTCACACAGCTGGCAATGCAGCAGGGAGACCTCAGCAAAGAGTACGCGCTTGTTACGGAAATTGCAGAGCAGAGCGGGATAGATATGCCAAGCAGGTTCATACCAGAACCACCTCCCCAACCTGATGCAATACAGGCAGTCACAGCATCAATTGCGCAGACACTTGGGATCGATCCCGGAATGCTGATGCAGAACCCCCAGTTTACATCAGCTGTCGCGCTTGCCATACAACAGGGAGCCAACATCCCAGAACAGCAGGCGCAACAACAGCCCATGCAGATAGGAATGCCGGGAATGGAGCTCCCAATATCGCCTGAAATGGGGGGATTGCAGTAATGCAGAAAAGCATGCTGGAAAGAAATGCTGCAACAGACCCATCATGGGAAACAGTCTGGAAACCTCTTCTCAGCGCAGCGAAAGAAGAACTGACAGAAAAAATATCCGCTGAGAATGATATTGATGAAGTCAGAAGGCTGCAGGGAGCTCTGAGTGCCATTATGGACCTCCTGAACATCACTGCAAGGGTCGCAGAACAGAAAGAAAAGGAGAAAAGGGATGGACGAAGACGTTATAGATGGCGCTACTGAAGAGTATGATGCGCTGGACCTTCCGGAAGAAATAGACCTTGATGCGCCATACGAAAACGCAGAGGAAGATGAAGATCCGCAGGATCAGCATGCTGAAGATGCTGAAGAAGGTTATCAGGAGCAGGAAGAAGATGATGGTTATGCATCACAGACCGTCACCTCAATTCCTCCTGACATCTTCACTGAACAGGAGCGGGAACAGCTCGAAGAGCTGATGATCACTGACCCCGTAAGGGCCAACGTGATCCTGACACAACGCATCATTCAAAGAGAGATGGCATCCAATGCCATCCTCAACCAGTCGCTCGCGCCTATCGCAGCCAAAGCGCCGAAACTCGTAAACGCATACGGCGCGCAGGTGCAGCAGGCTGCAGCATTGCTTACAGCAGAGGCCAAGTCCAATCCAAGACAGGCAGAAGCCATGACATGGGGGATGGTCATAAGCAACGAAATCGCGCAGCACGGCGTCGTGGAAGCAATACGAAAAGTCAGCAAACTGATAGACGAAAAGACGGAAGTAAGGCCAAAACAACAGGCAGAACGAGCGCAGCAGCCACAGCAACAGCCGAAACAGAAGATTGCGCCATCGCAAAGAGTTGCAACAGGCATACAGACAAAGGCGTCCACGACACAGCCGTATACAAGGCGTCAGGCTGCAAACAACGCGCTGGCAGAAATATTCGGCGTAGACCCAACCGTCATTGCCGGTATCTAAGGAGAAGAAAGTGCCAGACATCGCAGCAGAGAAATTCGAAAAGAAGACCGGCGAGAGAGTGGCTGACCCTCAGCCCATAAAGCAGAGCAGCGAAGGGTCTGTCATAAAGGACCAGTTCTACGTAAGCGACGAAGAGAGAACCAGCTTCGGGATCCGGGAAAACGAACAGCTGAAGTGGGTCAGAAATCCCAGAAACTGGTCAAACGTGGAACTGAAGGACAGGATCAGAGAAATACAGCACCAGTGCGACGGGGCAAGGCCTGTCATAAAAGACGGAGAACTTGTGACACTGGGAGACATGGCGCTCGTCGCAGTGCCTGATTCAGAACAGAAAAAACTCGACGCAAAAAACGAAGAGGAACGCAAAAAGTTTCAGAGGTTCCATGAAAACAAATCTGACCTCGAAGAGCTTCCTCAAAGATGGAGAACAGACGACCCTGAATGGCAGAAGGACACAATCAACGAAATGCTCAGGGTCGAATACGAACGAAATGTCAATACTGGTTTAATTGGCCCTACACAAGGTGTCGACTGGCGTACTATGATGTCTATGCCGGGCGCAAAAGAACGTTACGAGCGCGAATTCGAGCAGAACGCGCTAAGAGGCATGACATCGATACAGAGAGATGAGGTTCAGAAGCAGCAGCAGACAAAACGAGGGAAGCTGTTTGCTATGGGAGCGCACCTCAAAAACGGCAAGGTAATCCGAGACTAAGCCCCACAGTCGGATCGGAAAGGTCACAAAATGGCAAATATGCAGTTCTACTCATCCTCGACAAATCTGGGACGCGGACGAATCATCCCATACCCCATTGCCAACAGCCAAACCATCCGCAGGGGCGACTGGGTAGTGCTTGTCGACGGGTCTCCGAACGTTGTCAGAAAGCTGACATCCGCAGACATCGCTGCAAACTACACTGAAACAGCTGTCATCAAAGGCGTCCTTGGAATGGCAATGCACGACGCAACCACAGATGCCAACGGGTACGCATCAGGACAGATCAATCCGACCGGAGTTGCAAGCAATGCAAACGCAGTGTACGGACTTCCGACATTCGCATCCGGCATTCATGCTGACATCCCAAGCGGAAGAGCGCTGCTCAATGTCTGTATCGCGGACAACTTCACCGACTTTATCATTCTCGTGCAGGCGCCAGCAAACGCAGCCGTAACAGGCACTGCTGTCTCCAACCTTGTAAACGAGGCAGTAGGGCTGCAGGTCTACAACACGATCGACTTTGCAGTCTCAACAACATCCTCAACAGACAGACTTCTTACGATTACACAATTCCCTCTGCCCAATGGGCTGAACAACACTCTCAGCACATCAAGCGCGACAATGTGGTATGCAGCAGTCCGCGTACTGCCCGGATACCAGCAGTTCGCGCTTGGGCGGGTCTGGACAGCCTAAGAAAGGAGCCAATGAATGTCACAGAACCTTTCGGTCCTTTTTAAAGCTGGACTGGACAAGTCGTTCAATCTTGTCATCGACAACAGCCCCTCCTACTATGACAAGATCTTCCACACCATCGATACCGATAAGCGTGTATACGATATGCAGGGGTGGGAGACGTTCAAGCTTGCGACTGCGAGAACGCCCGGCGAACAGATCCGGATGGACTTCATCAATCCATCGTTCTCCAAGCGGTTTGTCATGGTCAGCTACGGGATTGGAACCATGATTGATCAGGAGTCATGGGATGATGATCAGTACGGTGTCCTGTCTCGTGTCATCCCTGCAAAGGGGCGCGCATTTGCAGATGCTTTCACCGTAACGAAGGAAGTTGTGGCGGCGCGCCTCTTCAACAACTACGGGTTTGCATCAGGAACGGGGATCCCGGGGTCTCCTGACGGATATTCACTCTTCAGCACGCAACATCCTACAAGCCTGAACAACCCGGCAACGCAGAGCAACAGACCGTCTGTCGACGCAGACCTCTCCATGTCCTCGCTGCAGGCTGCAGTAACAAACCTTGAGCAACAGATTGCGCCAAACGGCGTGACAATCATGAACAACAGGGCCGCAAAGCTTGTTGTCAACAACGACCTGAAGTATGTAGCAAAACGCCTCTGCAGGGGAGGGTGGAACCCCGACACTGCGGACAGAACTGTCAACTACATTCCGGACGACGATATTACTCCTATCTTCTGGAAGTACTTCAGATCCAATGGCGCAACTGGAACGCGTAACTCGTGGTTCCTGCTTGGAGAAACCCACCACCTGTACTGGATCAATAGGCAGGACGTCCGCTTCGCAAGCGATAAGCTGGTAGGCACCAACAGCATCCTGTTTGTAGCAACAGCCAGATGGGACTGTGGATGGGCCGACTACCGCGGAACATACGGATCTCCCGGAACCTAAAGATCAGCTGCAGGGGTGGCGCCTTCCACCCCTGCAGCATAATGGAGAAATAAATGGCGGCAACGCACTTTTCTGGACCTGTCAGATCTTCCGGAACTGAAACGGATGGCGCAATCTGGGTGCCTGCTCATAAGGGAATGCTGTTGTCCTCGACTGCATTCTCTGCCGTGCGGGTGGCTGCAGGAGACTACTGCATGCGGGCAACGTTTGCAGGCGTTGTGTCCGGGCAGGCTGTATTCAGCATTTCCTCTGATGACATTATGAAGGTTGGCGCTGATCCGGATACAACACTCGGCTCAAGGCTCAGGGGGGTACAGGTCAACTCCGTTGACGTCATCTACCAGATTACCGGAGCTGCCCTGACAGCGCATGGCAGGTCCTTCTATACATCCGTATTCAGCAACAACGTTGCCAACGCGATCAGCAGCACGTTTGGGGGATCGCTTTCCGGGGCGCTCGCTACTGCTACGCAGACAAACCCATACGTAACACGCGTCACGCTCGGCACACCCGGAGTGATTGGGTTGAATACGGCACTGACCAACACAACATTCGAAGTCACGTTTACTGCTCAGAACGCTACAGTTCTGTCATACTACGGCATCATGCTTAACGTGACATACAACTTAATGTAATGCATGGATCCATCGGTGGTCACAGAAGGCCGCGTTACAGACGGAACCCAAGGCACTACCCAATGAACCTTGGTCCCCGATGCTACGACGACGTTACAGGCGAACTTACGTACATGAACCTGACAGTCATACAGGACGGACTGCGCAGGGCCGCAAAACACATTGACTGGCTGGATGATCTGGATCACTCGCGGCCATATAACAGGTAGGTCCGATGGCCGAGCCACTTACAAGGGCAACGTGCAGAGATGCTGTCCGCCGCAGGATTGGCGTTGTTCCTGCGGTGGACAGCAATACAATAGCTTCCATTGAAGGCGACCCAACTACAGCCCAGCCGCACCCGACCAACGCGCACCTGAACCAGCTGATAAGCGACGTCATCAGCGATCTCAGCATTAAGTGCCGTATAGGTGAAATCTCACAGCCTGTCCGAATTCCGGTGCCTGCCCAAACCGCATACGGACCATATACAGTAGACCTTCATGCAGGAGTGCTTGGCGAAGATGTTGCATTCCAGCTGAACTCAATCAGAAGGGTCTACTGGAATACATCAACCTCATACGCATACGGACAGAACATTGTCCTGAAACCCACATCCGCAGAAGATATGGACAGGCGTGGGTTTGGCGCCGTCAATACTGCTCCCGGCACACCGTCACAGTGGTGGACACAGGGTTATTCGATACGGATATTCCCAGCGCCAAACGTAAGCGGAGACCTGTATATCGAAGGAGATATGGGCATCTACAGCCCTGTTTCCGATTCAGAGGTTATCCGCGGCATACCTGCTGATTACCATAAGGTAGTTGCAGATGGTGTTGCAGCATTTTTCTGCATGAGCCAGACAAATGATCAGGTACTGATGGATACTGGCAAGTTCTATCTGCAGCTGTATATGGAAGGCGTTGAAGCAGTAAAGTCGTGGGTGGCAACGTTCAACAAGGCCAAGCAGCATAAACTCACGTTCCTTGGAGACCCAAGAAGAAGAGCCTTCAGGAGATAAGCGTTGGCATGGAGGTCTTACAACGGGTTTCTGCCAAATGGGCAGATAACCAGAACTTGGGAATCTGCATACAGCCTCTGTTTTGGAAGCATCTACCTCTATGATCCTGCAATTACAACATACCCAAGCTATGAAATCGAAAACCTCTACCCATCTGCAGCAACTTACGACACCTACAATGATGGATGTGCGGGAAGCAGGCTTGTATACCCGGTAGCTGATACCGTTACGTTCAACATATCAGCAGGCGCAGATCCGCTCAACATCGGAGCTGTTATCAATAATGCGTACATCGAAGCAACATACACAGAGACAGTAGAGTATCTTGCGCGAACAGAAAATGGAACATTTATATCATGCTACGGTGATCCGTTCAAAACGACGTTCGAAGCATCCGTCGTACGCAACAGAGGGATTGCGTGCTCGTTCTCGATAATTGATGCGCTTTCACAGGATATCTACATATACACGCCTTCTTCAACAGATACAGGAATTGGGTCTGTAACGCATACAGGCGCCATACTGACAAATGCAGGAGGAGTATACTCGCCAAGGATTTTACAGGGCGCCTGTGCGCCACTCAGCGCATGGATAGGGCACATCGTAGAAGTAAAGTCTAACTGGAATTCGTACCTGACAGGCCCATGCGGAGGCGGGCCTCCGGGAACATTCATTGTCCGTTCAACGCTGGACATAACAGACATAAAGTTGTGGATCGACTGGGACGGAGGCACCCCGTGCCAGAGACATGAGTCAGGAGGAGGAGGAAACAACGTGGCATCCATAAGGACTGTTACGGATGGGCCAGTAAGCGGAGGCAACGGGCAGGCGTCAGTAAAGCGCGTCGTGAGCATGACAGGATCGTCGCTTGGAGTTGCGGACGCCATTGTTCCGATTATTGAAAACAGATACAGCCCATGCGACATACGCACTCAGGGCCTTACATCTGGCGATAATACTATTACATGGGTGCAGAACGCTGTTGGTGTGATTATTGTCATGCCCTCATCCAATACAACTGTAGACGTAAAGCTGAAAGGGGCAGGCGGCGATACAGGAGTAGTGCTCAACAAGACTGGAATACTTCAGTTTGAGAGAAGGTACTCAGACGCATCATTCATTCTGAATGCCAGCGCAGCGCTTGAGGGTATCAGGTTTATCTACTACTAATGAGCAGGTATCAGCATCAGTCAGTCCCACCACCACGTGGAATGAATATAAGTGCAGACCCATCCAAGCTCCAGCAGGATGAGGCGCAGTATATTGCGCGATTTTATCCGTCAAGACACGGTGTGCTTGAGCTTTGCCCTTCACTCGAAAACGGAACAAACATTGGAAACGGAACAACGATACAGGGCATTGCCTATTACAGATATGGAGATGCAAGCGAAAACTACGACAGGATCGTAGCTGTAGGATCAGACAACAATGTTTACATGGCAACTCCTACCTTCTACGAACTGTCAGGGGTTGTCTCTTTAAGTATAAGCAATCCGTTTACACTTGTCGGGTCCGTTGGATACACATGGACTGGCAATGTCAGAGCTGTTCAGTTTAAAGACGAGCTGATTATGTGTCCAAGCGGTGTCGGAAGACCGATACGCTTCTACCTTCATTCCGTTGTAGGTCCCGTATACAGAGTACGCAACTGCGGATTTGACACAACGCCATCATACGTCACAACTCCTACAATTGCATCTGTGGCAGGCGGCGCAAAAGTCGGCACGTTCATGTACGCAATAACGTTGGAAGACAACAAAGGCCGCGAAAGCGACCTTATATTCACCAACCCGACAACAATCACACTGCCGAGCGGCGTGAACCAGACTGCACGCATCAGTGTAACGTGGCCATCTGACCCACAGACAGTTGCCGTCAACGTTTATGTGTCACTGAACGGCAATCTTGATAACCTCTACAGGATACACAGGAATACATCTGGGGCAAACTTTACATATGATGATTCTGTCGCAGACATCAACATACCAACTGGTACTGTTGCAGAGCGTCCTGGTGTGAATGCAAGGCCGCCAGACTGCGCAAACCTTGCAGTGTGGAAAAACAGGGTCATTTACTGCACTGCGGCAAACATTGCGTCGCCAATCACTGCGTTTCCCGGAGAAGGGACCATACAGATCAGTAACGAGGGGTCTCCGACACAGTGCAGCGTTGCAGGAGATGTCGGCTATCCAACAGATGGAATTGCACTGAATATTGGGGCCAAGTCATACAATGTGGTAGGATGCTGCGCTTACGGATCCATACTTCTTGCCTATACACCCGAGGGATGCTGGGCAGTAACGGGAGACGATTCAGATACGTTTCAGGTCCAGCCTATACACCAGAAGGGATGCTTAGCAGGTGACAGCATTGTCAGGTGCAACGATACTGTTGTATGGCTGTCGCATGACGGATGGTATGCAGGAGGAACGTCTGCCCAGAAAATCAGTGCGCCGTTGGATGCTGCAATGACAGACGATTACTGGACAAACATAAGCATTGAACGATGCAAAACGGATGCTGTCGGCTTTTTCTGGAACAACAGATACTTCTGCTCACTAGGCAGCAAGACTTTCTGCTATGACTTCCAGTCAGGAGGATGGTCAGACGTAGGGTACTGGGCAATATACAGCGTTGCCATGGTGCAGCAGGACAGAACAGGCACCTACAACCCTTCGCTTGGCATAAAACCAAACAGGCCTGTTATTCCATTGATTGTTCCTGATGCAACACCAAGGCAGTACGCATCGACGATGCCTACAGGCGTATTTACACCTGCACTGCCAGACTCTGTCACGGCAACAGCAACATCTCCTCCTTCCAGATCAATAAATCCCTACGTCATACTTAGGTTTCCGGACGGTGGAGAGATCCCAAGAAACAGGGTCAAAAGACTGAAGCGACTTACTGTTTGGGGCGAAACCATCAGAGATTATATGCAGGATGTCAGAATTATAGTTACGTCAGAAACAGGATCCTCATGGACGTATTATGGGACATTCGGTGTAAAGACCTATACGCTTGGGGCCCTATGGGTGCAGGAGTTTACGCCAGACGTTGTAGGAAGGACGTTTACCATCAAGATCGAATGGGCAAATGATGTTGTAAGCCCAATTCGCTTTCGAGACTTCCTCATTGAGTACATACCACTGAACTGACATGGAAACTGATAAGAAGGACTTTAACACGCTGGACCAGTATCTTCCTGCAGGAAGACTTGCAACACGCCAGCCGTACGTAAAAGTATGCCAAGTAGGAGGCATTCCTGTTGGAGTTGCTGTCATTCAGCTCGACGGCCCTTCCATTGAGTATCCGGCAGTTGATATCGTCAGATTGCGGGTCCGTCACTCTGTGATGCACAGCTTCTGGGGGTAAATGATGAAGGACGCCCCTCAGGTACTCGCACAGGCCGCTCCGGGAGCTGCCGCAAATACACTGCTGTATACAGTCCCTTCAGGGTATGGGTGCGTGGCATCCATACACATCTGCAACAGATCAGCAGTTGCAACAAGTTACAGGATCGCGCTTGTTCCAAGAGGCGGATCAGTGGCTGTCCCGGCAGGAAACCAGAACTACATTGCCTACGATACAGCAATTGGAGGCAATGCAGTTGCCAGAATAGACAAGCTTGCGCTTGAAGAGCTTTGCGATGTATGCGTTTACTGCACGCTTGCAACTGTATCATTTACACTCACTGGTGTTCTTGTTGACGCATAAATAGTCCTTGCATAATTGAGGCCTGTAGGATACCCTTACAGTACGGAGGGAACTGCAATGGGTCTTTTTGGCGGGCTTGGCAAGCTGTTTAACACAATAACGGCACCGGTCGGCGTAAAGCTTTTCAGCGGTGGACCGTATGCAGATGCCAGCATGGGCGATAAGGCCCAAGGCCAGCTTGCGCAGCTTGAAGCAATTGCAAGATATCTCCAGCAGATACAGGCTGATCCAAGCTCACCACTCAACCTCAGGCAGGCAGCGCAGGACATCTACGCAAGAATGGGTATGTACGATCAGGCCAACGACCAGATCGACCCATCGCAGATTGAGGCGCTGAACCAGCAGATGACAGGCCTAAGAGACGCGCAAAGGTATCAGTCTCAGGCCGAAACGCAGTATGGTCAGGATCTTCCTTATATCAGGCAGGCCGTAGACAGGTATGACCAACTGCAGTCAGGCGGCCTCATGCCATTGGAAGGTGTTGCCGCACAGTTTCCTGAGCTCCTGCGCGCATATATGCAGCAGTCAAACATAGACCCTCAGAACCCATATGCGCAGACAAACGCTGAGGGTGTTCAGAGAGCCTCACTTCAGAACAAGGCAACCAATGACAAGCAGGCTGCACTCTCGCAGCTGAGAGCCCGATTTGCCCAGCGTGGTATCACAAGCCCGGCTGCAATTGCTGCAGCAGAGGCGCGCATAAATCAGATGTACGATACAGGCGCAAACAACTCGCTTGCCGGTTTTGATGAATCTGCCAGAAAGGCGCGTGCAGAGGCACTGCAGAACGCGATGGCACAGATATTTCAGGCTTCAGGACTTCAGCAGGGGCAGCATCAGCTGCGACTGCAAGGTGCACAGCAGAACATAGCAAACAGAAGCAATTTTGCGAACCAGAGGTCGCAGGCCGTTAATGACCTGTATGGGCTTGCTGTTCAGAGATCCGGGCTTGGAGGCCAGATCGCATCACAGCGCGAGCAATTGAAGCAGAACAGGCTGAACAATATGCAGAACTCTATTGCCAACAGGCAGGCCCTCTACTCCATGGGACAGAATGCGCTGAACAGCGCTGGCAATATGCTGTCCGGTAACGCCAATCAATTCATGAACCTTGGGACTCTTGCTGAGAACAGAAACAACAACGCGCTCAGCCAGCTTGGCGGCCTTGCAGGAATGATATTCGGCGGTGGCCTCGGCAACCAGTCCGGATTTGGGCAGCTGGGCAATCAGCGCACTAAGCGAAAGGGCGTTCCTTCAACACCCCCCACAATTCCTTGGGGCGAATATTTCGGAAGCGGTTTCTGATATGGGATTTGTCGACGCCTTCCTTAACTCTTATATGCAGCAGCAGCAGCTGAAGCAGCGGCGGCAGGAGTGGGAGATTGAACAGGCCCTCCAAGAGGCTGAAGCTATTGCACGGCAGGAAGACAGGGCACTCGACCGCAGCCTGAAGCAGAAGTCAATAGAAGATCTTGCGTTCAACAGGCAAATGATGATGGATGACAGGCAAGAAGAGCGAAAGCGGAAGGCTCTTAATGACCGGCTTGACGCAATTACGCGGCTTATTCCAATGGGATACTCTGCAAATCAAGCAAAAGCTATAGTTGAAGGCACTAAACTGCCTTCTCAATTTACACCGGATCCCATAAAAAGTCAGATAGGTATAGAGGCAGGGGATACTCTTGGAGCAGCGCCTGCATCAATCTATAATTCAATGTCGCAGATGCCGCCGCCAATACTTGGCGGAATTTCAGGAGTTCCAGTTTATGACGCAATGCAGCCTGTCATACCGCAAAAGCAGGCGGCGCAGACTGCAGAAGATCTGCCGTCACCACTGTTTCACAACAGGATGCTAAATACGCAAAGCCTGATCGATTCGCGTAAAGCAAAAATAAATGACATGGCCCAGCAGAGGGATATTCAGAGGAATGCTTTGAATCTGCGCGCACAGGAGATTGCTGACAAGTCACTTCGTGACTGGGAGGAGATCCGCCGCAAATGGGTCAGAGACGGGTCCGAAGACTATCTTAAGCGTGATGCCAACGAGTGGAGAAAGCAGAACGCAGAGCGTAGAACAAGAATCATGGAGGAATTGGGAAAAGGGAGCCTTGAGCTTAAGAAGATGGCTGCTTCCATGGCCTCAGAATCCAATTCTCTCCGCGCTAAAGAGATTGAGCTGCGCGCAAGGTCTCTCGACCAGAAGGACAGGAACACGTTGGTGCGTATTCGCGGCCAGCTTTTGCGTGAAGCATCTGAAGCCAACAAGGCAGTGAACATACTGTCCAGAGACGAGCAGTCACTTCTGCGGACTATCGATGGAACAATAACAACCCTGAAAACAAAAGAAAACATAGACGACAACAAGATTATTGCGCAGCGCATGCAGCCTCTTCTGCAGAAGCTGCAAGACGTCCGCATACGATTGCAGGAGGCGAAAGATAACAAGAATAAGGTGTTTGATAATCTGCAGAAGTTCCCGTCCATTACCCAAAAAGATGCAGTTACAGGAAAGCCAATTCAAAAGCCCAAGCCCCCGCAGCCTGCGGCGCCTGCGCAGTCAGGGCTTCCAAAAGACCTTACAAAAGCAAGTGTCGCCGACATGCTAAAACGTCTCGCAGAGATTGCAGCAAAGAAGAAATAGATGCCTGATCCCGAAGCACAAAGTATATACGACGAGCTGAACAGGCGCGGTATTTTCAAGGCCGACAAAGAGGCTCAGGCCATCGGGCATGAGCTCCGAAGGCGCAAGATCGTCATAGACCCAACGCAAGGCGGACTGGTCAATCCTGTTACGGACACCGCCAAGTCATGGGTAGGCAAAACCACATACAAGTGGGGAGGCCAGTCCTTTGAAAGGGGCGCAGACTGCTCTGGATTTACCTGCAGGGTATACGAATCCGCCGGAAAGAAACTGCCAAGAACCGCAAGGGACCAGTTTAAGGTAGGGACTCCTGTAAATTCTGTAGCCGAACTGAAGCCCGGAGACCAGGTGTTCTTCAAAGGGACGCAGGAGGGCCTAGGCCCGGAAGATGCATCGCATACAGGCATCTATATTGGCGATGGAAAGTTCATCCACTCATCCTCACAGCGAGGAGGAGTAGTTGAAGACGACATCAATAAGTCCTACTGGAAAAAGAAGTGGCTTGGCGCCAAGAGGCATATTTCCGTTCCGGGCGGGGCGCAACCGGTTGTGGATGCTGCTGTTAAAGAGGCAGTAGAAACATACAAACAGAAAGTAGCCAAAAATCAGTCCGCATCCGAGAATGTGCGCAGGATTGCTGCAGAGCTTGGAACGACCCCTGAGAAGTACAAGGCGGATATTGCACAGGCGCGCATTGATGATGAAGTAAAAGTAAGCACCCTAATGCCAGTTCCTACGCATCCAATGGCCGCGCTTCTTAATGCGAGGCTAAGCAGAAATCCTGACCTGATTAAAGGCGCTGATGCCGGATTGAGGACGATAACGCCATTCTTTGGCGATTTTCCTAAGCGTACGCTTGACGCGTTTCTTGGAGATGGAACGTATGATGCGCTGCAGGAGATGCATGGCGCAAGAGCAGAAGCTGCAAAAGTACTGGTTTCAGGGCTGGATCCTGTTGGAGTAATTG